CAGGGACATAAGTCCCCTAATAATAGGCATCGAGGTATGCACGCCCTCACCAGTCTCTCAACTGGATCTTGCCATACCCTCTGGTCGTGTACTCCCACACTTAAATCACCGTACCACCGCACCCCGATTCAGGTTTACCGCGCCAACGGCTCCTGGGGGTGGCTACGCATTGATATACATGTGGTTCCACACGAACAGCTTTCCCCGTGTTACTCGATCACACTATGGCCCCAGCGTCGACGTCCAAGCCACGAAGGTCAACCACATACGTAATCTTAACCGTACCTAGGACTACCGCCGCAGAAGAGGATTCATAGGCTTGTCCAACCAAGCCTTGAACAGCCCGATCATATGCGTTCACATCACTGGTGGGATCGCTGGTATTGACATCATACCACTTGCGACGCATCACAAGCGGCACGTTCCAAGTGACTCTCTCCCAAGCATTGAATGCGAATACATTGCGGGATCCCTTAACAAAGTTGACCCTCTTTGCGATGGTATCGAGCGGGGCAGCACCCGTCTGGAATGCAGAGCCCTGCTCTGGGTTCTCCGTATACATAAAGTAGACCCTAGACCCAGCGTCCCCGCTAGCGGGGCCGACATTAGGTATCCACTGAAATGTGACCTTCCGAAATTTGTACTCACGATACTGACGTATCATGTTGTTCATCCCGCGAGTAACCCCCACAGTGGCATCACAACCGAGCTGTTGGAAGTCGGAGGCGATATTGGCAACGGTGGTAGAAGCGGGTACGAAGATGGTTGCGGTCAACGTCGAACCGTCGAAGGACAGTCGATTGCGCGGTGGCTTCGCGCCTTTGGCGGACATTGGGTTCGGTTTGCGCCGACCGAGTTGCGTTCGTTTCTTCGTCATATTGGCAATAGTTGGTCGATAACTTGGCGATTATCACCTCCCCAGACGCTACTGTCAAAGTATTGTTCTATGGCAATTTGGGCGTCAGGACTAATACCGGAGCTCAACCAAAACGAGTACCGCCCGTGTGCATCAGGATAATCATGGTCACAAGAAGCTCCTTTTGAACTAACAAAATAGTAACCAAAGATGTCCTGGTGCACAACACTACCGAATTTGCCGAACCTCTTCAGCATGCGGTAGAAACTACCAAGAACTGGAACATCGGAAGCTACGGCCAGCCCACAGTCACCGATGTTGTTCAGTAGTATGCGATACATTTCGACATCATGACCAAGATTGACACAAGTAACGTCCTTAGTGAGACAGGTCTTGACATTACGAATCATCCGCCATACGTTGTTAACGCATACGGGTTTAGTCTGACAAAATTCAACCTGCTCAAATTCGTAAACCGGATCCTCGGTCTTGATGTCGAACCCGAAGCGTTCAAAGTATTTATATAACGTTGCCAAACGCTTCAGGTGTTTCGTCTCAGTAAAGATCAGGCAGTCGTCACCATTATTGGCGTACTCAAACGGTATACCCAGACTCGATAAGTAACTATGGCTCATAAGGCACATGAGGAGTTTGTTGCCCATGCTGGTATTCATGTCACCTGACATGCGTGAGCCATGTACGACGTAGGTAAAGTACCCGTCTGAAGCACGCGCCATTCCCCTATTGACCAATTGCAT